TGATCTTCAAACATCCTACAAACTCTTTGAGAATAAGGATGAAATTGCTGTTGATTATCTAATCATGGGCCCTGGACTTGGTGCTAAGAACCAGTCACAGGCAAAAGCAAATTATTTAATCTCTCTCGCAACTGAGAGAAAAGATTGTGTTGCAGTTGTTGGTCCGCATAGGGCAGACCTTGTTAATGTTACTAACACAACAACACAAACAGAAAATCTTGTAGAATACTTCAGTCCTCTATCTTCTTCCTCTTACGGAATCTTTGATAGTGGTTATAAGTACACCTACGATAGATTTAACAACGAGTTTAGATATGTTCCAGTCAATGCAGACATTGCTGGTTTAATGTGTCGCACAAATATCGTTGCATATCCTTGGTTCTCACCTGCAGGACAACAACGTGGTATTATCAATAATGCCATCAAACTTGCATACAACCCAACTAAGGATCAAAGAGATCAACTCTATCCTCAAAGAGTCAACGCCATAATCACAAAACCTGGTGTTGGTACTATGCTCTTTGGTGATAAGACTGCACTTGGTTATGCATCTGCATTTGACAGAATTAACGTTCGTCGCCTGTTCCTTACAATTGAGCAAGCACTACAAAGATCTGCTGAAGCACAACTCTTTGAACTTAACGATGAGTTAACAAGAGCAAACTTTAGAAACATTGTTGAACCTTATTTGCGCGATGTCGAAGCAAAACGCGGACTCTACGGATTCCTAGTTGTTTGCGACACCACAAATAATACTCCTGATGTTATTGATAACAATGAATTTAGAGCAGACATTTACTTGAAACCTGCCAAGTCTATCAACTACGTAACACTTACGTTCGTTGCTACTAGAACTGGGGTAAGTTTTGAAGAAGTCGCTGGTCGCGTTTAATCGTATCATTCATCTAAATAACTAACAGGAGAGTAAAAAATCATGGCAACATCAAGAGAAAACAAGACTATTTCTCAATTTAAATCCGCACTTATTGGTGGCGGTGCAAGACCCAATCTGTTTGAGGTAGAACTAACCACTCTACCTGCAGGTATCTCTTGGGATTCAGATAGTTTTAGATATATGTGTAAGGCGGCTCAGTTGCCAGCACAAAATGTCGCAAACATCGATGTTCCGTTTAGGGGTCGTATTTTTAAAGTTGCTGGAGACCGTACAATAGATACATGGACAGTAACTATAATTAATGATGAAGGATTCGTATTAAGGAATGCATTTGAAGAGTGGGCAAATCTGATCGCTAAGTTAGATACTAACCTTGGTGCTACAGATCCATCAGCATATATGACAAATGCTAAAGTATTCCAACTTGGTAGAGGATCATCTACAAGCAGCAAGTCTAGTGCAGGAACTTCAAACTCAGTACTGAAAGAGTATGAGTTTGTTGATATCTGGCCTTCTAACGTTGCAGCTATTGACTTATCTTACGATTCGAGCGATACTATAGAAGAGTTCACAGTAGAATTCCAAGTTCAATCGTTCAACGCAGTTGCGGCTGGCGGTGCAAATGGCTAACTAAATAGTCATACGGTAAGATATAAATCATGGCAAAATTATTTGGATTCTCTATAGAGGATTCCGAACCACTATCTCCAACGGCGGTTTCACCCGTTCCTCCGAATAATGAGGACGGGTCTGACCATTATATGAGTAGTGGTTTTTTTGGGTCTTATGTTGACATTGAAGGAATTTACAAAACCGAATATGACCTTATTAAAAGGTATAGAGAAATGGCACTTCATCCTGAAGCGGATAGTGCTATTGAGGATATTGTAAATGAAGCTATCGTATCTGATACTAACGACACTCCAGTACAAATTGAACTTTCTAATCTTAATGCTAGTGATGGTATTAAAAAGAAGATTAGAGCTGAATTTAAGAATATCTTAGATCTATTAGATTTTGATAAAAAATCTCATGAGATCTATAGGAACTGGTATATTGATGGTAGAATATTTTATCATAAGGTTATTGACTTTAAGAAACCTGAAGAAGGTATTCAAGAATTGCGTTATATTGACGCAATGAAAATGCGTTATGTTAGACAGCAAAAGAAAAAGGAAGGAGAAAAATACGCCATAAACAAAATGGCTAGTGATAATCCTATGGATTATGAATTCCCCGAACTGGAGGAATACTTCATATATAATCCAAAAGGTTCTTATCCTACTGGTAATATCAATGCAAAGGGCCATAGTCAAGGCATTAAAATGACTAGGGATGCAGTAACATACTGTACTTCTGGATTAGTAGATAGAAATAAGGGATCAACACTCTCTTATCTTCACAAGGCAATCAAGTCAATCAATCAACTTAGGATGATTGAAGATAGTCTTGTTATTTACAGATTATCTAGAGCACCCGAAAGAAGAATTTTTTATATCGATGTCGGCAATTTACCTAAAGTAAAAGCTGAGCAATATCTCCGAGATGTGATGATGAGATATCGTAACAAGTTAGTCTACGATGCCAACACTGGGGAGATCCGTGATGACAAAAAGTACATGGCAATGCTTGAAGATTTCTGGCTGCCTAGACGCGAAGGAGGCCGTGGAACTGAAATTTCTACTCTTCCTGGAGGTCAGAACCTTGGTGAAATCACGGATATTGAGTACTTCAAAAAGAAATTATATAGGTCGCTCAATGTACCCCCATCAAGAATGGATGGAGAGGGAGGATTCAACCTGGGAAGATCATCAGAGATATTAAGAGATGAGTTAAAATTCACTAAATTTGTAGGACGTTTGAGGAAGAGATTCTCAAGAATGTTCGAAGATATGCTCAAAACACAGTTAATTCTTAAGAATATTGTGACCCCTGAAGACTGGGAAATAATGAATGAACATATCCAATTTGACTTCTTATATGACAATCACTTCTCTGAATTGAAGGAAGTTGAGTTATTTAATGAGAGAATTAATGTTGCTGCTACTGCAGAACCTTACATTGGTAAGTACTATTCTCAGGACTATGTAAGGAGACATATTCTTCGTCAGACTGATGAGGAGATTATCGAACAGGATAAACTCATTGAAAAAGAGATTGAAGATGGTGTTATACCAGATCCTTCTATACCAGTAGATCCAGAAACAGGATTGCCATTAGATGGTTCTGTTGCTGGAATGGATATGGGAGCACCTATGCAAGAACCAGATTTAGAGGGTGAAACCTTAGATATGGGAAGTAAGGCACTACCAAAGGGTGGCGAAATATAATCTCTGACTCTTTAAGAGTATAAATACTATTTGACTGTTATTTTTATTAATAAATACTATGCCTGATATGAATGATGTGCAAGCTGAATTGATGGATATGATCACTAAGGATGAATCTCCTTCAAAGATTAGTGATAAGATCAAAGATATGCTTTTTGCTAAATCAGCAGAACGTATAGATGCATATAAACCTGATGTTGCCAATAGTTTATTTGGTGATCAGGATGATGAAGTTGATGATGAAGTCGATTCTGAAACTGAAGTAGATGCAGAAGCAGATGAGGAGGAAACTCCAGTCGCAGCTGTTGATACAGGCGCAGAATAATTTTATAAATAACTAAAATGAATCTAGAGTTATACAGTAATGGCACATAGACCCGTCGGAGCAGGACAATCTTTTGCAACAGCAGCGGTGGCTTCGACCTCAACTGCTTTCAGAGTTCAGTCTAGTGTTCTACGATTAGTAGCAACAGATGCACCAGCATTCGTTGCAATTGGAACTGATCCACAAGCAACTTTCACTGATTACTATATTCCTGCGGGAGGTACGGCAACTCTTGGGTTGACTAAATCTTCTCAAAGAGTTACTGCTGTTAGTGTGGGTGCTAATGCAACTATTGATTGTCCAGAAGGAACTCAAATGCCATTTCAAACTGGTGATAGAGTTACTCTTGTGGATGCAAATGACTCTAACTATAATACTAAAATATCCAATGCACAAGTAACTGGCGTTTATGTCGGTACTGGTGTTAATGGACTCTTTAGAACTAGAATACAAACTGATGCAAATACTACTGGTATAGCAACAGCATTTGATCCTTTATCTGGTGCTTCACTTTATAGATCAGTTAGAGTATCTGGTATTTCAACTGGTGGTTCTAAAGGTGCCTTATTCGTTCAACAAGTTCAAACAAGCGGGGATGCATAATGAAACTGATTAGAGAAGAAATTGAATCAGTTGAGTTTCTAGTCGAAAATAAAAACGGCAAGAAATCAATGTATATTGAGGGAGTATTCCTTCAAGCAGATTTGAAGAACCGTAATGGACGTGTTTATCCTATGGAGACTCTCCGCAAGGAAGTTAGTAGGTATAACGAAAATCACATTCAGTCAGGTAGAGCACTTGGCGAACTAGGACATCCAGATGGTCCGACAGTAAACTTGGATCGTGTATCTCATAAGATTGTTTCTTTGAGAGAAAATGGATCTAATTTTATTGGTAAAGCAAAAATCCTTGGTACTCCAATGGGTAAGATTGCTTCATCTCTCGTGGAAGAGGGAGTAAAACTTGGCGTATCTTCTCGCGGTGTTGGTTCACTCCAGCAAACAAAAGAAGGTTATAGCGTCGTTGGTGAAGATTTCATGTTAGCAACTGCTGCTGATATCGTCGCCGATCCTTCAGCTCCTGATGCATTTGTATCTGGAATTATGGAAGGAAAAGATTGGGTATGGGATGGAGGTATTTTGCGTGAGAAGTTCGCAACTAAGACCTATAAGACCATCAATACACTTGTTGATCAGAAAAAATTAGATGAGAATAAACTCAATCTATTTAATGATTTCTTATCAAATTTGTAAAACTTCTAAATAAATATAGATTTTAACTACAGGAATCGGAGAACAAGCAAATGTCTCGTGGTAAAAAACAAGAAATGGAAGAAGGCCTTATTGATACAGCTTCATCTACGAAGCAATCTAAGACTGCTGTGAACGCCAACGCTGCTAAAGGAATGCCTATCGATACATCGAAAGGTGGAACTTGGGAAGACCTTGGTGGTCCAACACCCGAAAATTACAAGGTGGACGACGACTCAGCAAAACTTAAGACCCCAGCAGGAACACTTAAGCAAGTTAGTGACGTAGTTACTAACCGCAAAGGTAAAACTGCTAAGGAAGAGGCTGAAGTTTCTGACGAGAATGTAGTTGAAGAAGAAAACACTACTGAAGAAGTAGTCGCTGAAAAAGAGGAAACTACTGTGGAAGAGAACACTACACCTGAAGTTAACATCGAAGATGATGTTAATGCATTATTAGGTGGAGAAGAACTTTCAGAAGAGTTCCGCGAAAAAGCAAAGCTTGTTTTCGAGACCGCACTTAATTCCAAAGTCGCTGAAGTTAAAGAGGCATTGGACGCACAGTACCAAGAGACCCTTGAAGAAAAAATTGCAGAAGAAAAGACTGCACTTTCCGAAAGAGTTGATTCATATCTTGAGTACGTTGCCGATGAGTGGTTCAACGAAAATGCCCTTGCAGTTGAGCAAGGACTTAAAACAGATATGACTGAATCATTCCTTACTGGAATGCGCGGTCTTTTTGAAGAACATTATGTATCAATCCCTGAAGAAAAATATGATGTGCTAGAGAGCATGGTAGAAAAACTAGATGATATGGAGACCAAACTCAATGAGCAGATTGAGAAGAATATCGGTCTTAACAGCAGACTCGGTGAGTCAGTTGCTAATGGTATTCTTGAATCAGTTTCTGATGGATTAGCGTCCACTCAGAAAGAGAAGCTCGCCTCACTTTCCGAAAGTGTAGAGTTTGAAAGTGAAGAATCTTATCGTGAAAAGTTGGAAACTTTGAAGGAATCTTATTTCACTTCTAAAGCAACAACTCCAAATTCTAAATCTGAAACTCTCTCAGAAGGTGTAGACAATTCCGAAGGTGCAGTGTCACATTCGAATTCAATGAATGCTTATCTGAAGTCACTTTCAGCATTTAAGAAATAACTGATCTTATTATTAGTTCAAACAACACTTTATAGGTAAAAAAAGCAAATGTTCCAATCAGAACAGTTGCAGGAAAAGTGGGCTCCACTTCTAAACTATGAAGGTCTTGATGAAATCAAAGATCCTCATAGAAAAGCGGTTACGGCCGTCCTGCTAGAAAACCAAGAGAAATTCCTCAGAGAGGAGCAAGCCTTCGGATCAGGTATCAACCTGATGGAAGCACCCCCAACTAACCACGCGAACGGAATTAATAGTTCAGGTGGTTTTGGTGGATCAGCAACAGCAACAGGTCCAGTTGCAGGTTTCGACCCTGTACTGATCAGCCTCATTCGTCGTTCTATGCCTAACCTAGTCGCTTATGACTTGGCTGGTGTTCAACCAATGAGTGGTCCTACTGGATTAATCTTCGCTATGCGTTCACGTTACACTTCTAATAGTGGAACTGAAGCATTCTATAACGAAGCAAATACAGCATTCTCCGGCCAGAACAAAGGCGGAGCACTTGAAGGTGGATTCGAAGACGGCAACGCTGGTTTCGGTACTACATCTCAGAGTGGAGACAACCCATCGGTCCTTAACCCCGTTTCTTCTGCGTCTACTCGTGGATATAACGTTGGTGAAGGTATGCTTACTGGAGACGCTGAGAACCTTCAAGGTACCTCGAACGTAGCGTTCAACCAGATGGCATTCTCGATTGAGAAAGTCACCGTTACTGCCAAGTCAAGAGCACTAAAGGCAGAGTACAGTTTAGAACTGGCTCAAGACCTTAAGGCGATTCACGGCTTGAATGCAGAAGCAGAACTTGCAAACATCCTTAGCACAGAGATCCTCGCTGAAATTAACCGCGAAGTTATCCGTACTATCTACAAGGTTGCAGAGCAAGGAGCTGTTCAAAACACTGCTAATGCTGGTGTATTCGACCTCGACATCGACTCTAACGGAAGATGGTCTGTTGAGAAGTTCAAAGGACTTCTGTTCCAGATTGAAAGAGATGCCAACGCAATCGCACAAAGAACTCGTCGCGGAAAGGGCAACATCATCATGTGTTCTGCTGACGTAGCGTCTGCACTAACCATGGCTGGTGTATTGGATTATACTCCTGCACTTAACGCTAACCTACAGGTTGACGACACAGGTAACACCTTCGCTGGTGTGCTACAAGGTAAGTATCGTGTATACATCGATCCTTATTCTGCTAACCTTACAGGTGCCAATGGTGCTCCTACAGGTGGCAATCAGTATTATGTTGTTGGTTATAAGGGATCATCTCCTTATGACGCAGGAATATTCTACTGCCCTTACGTTCCACTCCAGATGGTTCGTGCCGTGGGTGAGAACTCCTTCCAGCCAAAAATTGGATTTAAGACAAGATATGGTCTTGTTGCAAACCCATTCGCAGAAGGAACCACTCAAGGAGTTGGCGGATTACTTGCCAACCAGAACCGCTACTACAGGCGTGTTGCTGTTAAGAACCTTATGTAAGAAGTTTATATCTTCTTTAATTACAAAGACCTCCTTTACGGGGGTCTTTTTTTATGTTATAATAATAAGATGCACACAAGTGTATAAATAAACCTACGTTGTTCATCCTTAAACGTGGAGAGGCAACGCAAAATAAACTAAGGTACTATTATGAACTATCCATTAGAGGACAAACTTGTCCCTTTAACAGAACTCGCTGCAAATGTAGGATTTACTCCTAAAAAAGAAATTTTTAAAGAAAAAGATTATATTGAAATAGAGTTAATAGACGCAAATTTATTATATTCTGATACAGATTTTCAACGTCTTATTAATCAAGGAATGATTAGAAAGGCAAAGAAATTTGATGTGAATTTAGTGCGACCATTGTATGTTTTTGAAAGACCTAATGGTAGGTATTCTGTCGCTGATGGTCAACACGAAGGTATAATCGGTATTTTATATACCTTACAGGGTGAACAACTTAAATTGCCTTGTCAAGTAAGGAGACATCCTAAAAATTATTCTCTAGAGGAGTGTCTTGCCGATGAAGCACACTTTTTTAAGTTATTAAATTTCAGAAGAAGAAATGTTGGTAAGGTTGATAAACTTCGTGCTGATATTGCTATTGGTGATGACCTAGCACTAGAAACTGAAGAGAAATTAAAAGATATGGGGGTGAACATTGATCTGATTGGTGATCCTACTGGGGTTGCTGTTCATGGATATGATAAGATAATGGAAGCACATTCTAAGTATGGAACATCAAATATTCATCATGCGATTAAAAAGATTCAAGAACTTAAGAGTGATGCGTATGCACCAAAATGGAATGATGATGATAAACCTATAAATGCTGGTTTATTGGGTGGGATTGCTGCTATTTACTTTATGCTTACTGGTGGAGGTGATCTTGGGTATGGTGATAAAAATTATGCACTTAAATATTATATGGATCGTTTCCTTAAAAAGGTTAGACCTACTGGTAAAAAATCACTTATGGATGGTGCTGGTGGTGTAAAACAAGATGTTCTAATCGCTAGACGTATTATTGATAAGTGCAATGCATTAATTGAAGTTGATACTATTACCAAAAAGGATGGTAATCCTTTATCACAAACAATTGGTGAGGAAACTATGAAAAGTGCGGGACTGGAAGATCCAAGTAAAATTGATTAAGTAATTCAACATAAAGACCTCCTCTTGCAGGAGGTCTTTTTTTATGCTATAATAATCTTGTCAAGGCATCGCTACCTAGACTGCTCTGGAATAATCTTTTGAGGTTTCTATACCAGGGGCGAAGAAACCTCACTCAATTATGGTTTTAAATGAAGAAAATAACAGTAGTTGGTGGTGGTAATGCAGGATGCTTTACAGCATTGTATTGTGGATTTTATGGTAGAAAAAATAAAGATATTGAAGTAGAGTTAATATATAATCCAGATATACCACCAGAAAGAGTTGGTCAAGCAACAACATTAGATCCACCAAAGTTCCTATGGGCTGCTACTGGATTTAATTGGTATGAGAATAAAATACATGCAACATTTAAGAGTGGGATATCATATGAAGGTTGGGGTCAAAAAAATGATAAATTTTTCCATCCCTTTCCAGGAGATCATATGGCAATGCATTATTGTCCTTGGGAAATGCAAGAATCAATATTAAATTGTGGACATTTTAAAGTAACTGAAAGTAATGTATTAGATGTTGATAAAGTAGATGGCGACTATGTTTTTGATTGTCAAGGAAAACCAAGAGATTATTCTGAATATGATGAACTAATAAATCCAACTAATGCATGTCTCTTGGGAAAACCTAATTGGGATTTATCTGATCAACATTGGAGTCGTGCTATTACAACTCCCGATGGATGGACATTTGTAATTCCAACTGATAAATCTTCACCTTCTAATGATTATTGTGTTGGGTATTGTTATAATAGTGATATAACAACTAAGGAAGAAGCATCAAAGAATTTTTTAGATATGTTTGATGTTGAGATTCAAAAGAATCTTAATTATAGAAATTATGTAGCTAAAGATCCTGTAATAGATGATAGAATATTTTTAAATGGAAATAGATTATTTTTCTTGGAACCATTAGAATCTTCTTCAACACAAACTTATATTGAAATAGCAAGAGCATTCTTTGATTATTATGTACCAGGAAAAGTTGATTTAAATCAAATAAGAAAAAATACTAAAGAGTATATGATAGAATGTCAGAATTTTTTATTATGGCATTATCAAGCAGGATCTAAGTATGATACTCCTTTTTGGAAGTATGCAAAATCATTAACCTTTGATTATGATGAGAAATTTAAAAAATATTATGAATGGACTTCTAAGAATAATATCTATGATACATTACCATCTGATTATGGTGGTATAGGTGGTAATAAATTATATGGTCAATGGCCTGCATATTCCTTTAGAAATTGGTATGAAGGAATCAATACTAATCTAAATATATAAGGAGACCTGCACGAACTAATGGCTACGAGAACGTCACAACTTGAGAATAGGAATTTCCTAGCACCTGTAGGTTTTAAATTTAGTCTGCAGAGAAGTCCTGGAGTTGCATTCTTTTGTAATCAAGCAAATATACCAGATCTAAATCTTGGTGTTGCAATACAACCAAACCCTTTAAGAGATATTCCAACTCCTGGAGATAAGGTTGACTTTGGTGATCTAAATTTAAGATTCTTGGTTGATGAAGATCTTAAGAATTATATGGAGATTCAAAA